AGACACCCCGACCAATTGAGATACTGTTCCTGATGGCTTTACACATGTAATAGCTGCAGACTCAGGAATCCCAATTTTCCCAGCCTCATCTTTATTCTTTGCTCTTGCTGACTCTCTAAGAGTTACCAAGAATGCTTCTAGTGAAACAAGGTCTTCCTTGCCTGACATAAATTTGTGTCCAAATTGTCCAGTTAAAGATACTCCCAATAAACGTTCTTCTTCTGTGTTGTCTTTCCAAATTTTACGTAAATATTTAAAATCAGTCAGAGTAGACTGCCAAGTACCGAGAATTGTAGCTAGCTCTACTTTGCGTTCAATATCTTTCTTTGTATCATTTTCACGTAATACGACTTCTGAAAGGTTACAAAACTGATAAGGACGTAGAATAATCTCTGAGCACGGGTTAGTTCCATAGTGTATATCTGGATCTCTTCTTCCATACTTGGCTGCTTGGGCTTGAGCTGCGGCCACATTGTATATACCTCGTTCTCCTGACTTGGAGTCATAAAGAGATTTCCATTCTGCAATAAATTGCTCCATGTCTGGCTTGCGTGAATACGCAACAGAGTTATTAGACAAAGCACGTTGTGGACTTGCTTCCCACCAATTGCCTGATTTAGCCTGAGCCATCTCAATGTCATTAATATTTGAAAGAGAGATCATTGCTGATCTGCGAACTCCACCTACAACAACAACTTCACCAATCTTACACATAATGTCATGGCATTCAATTGGTTTTAGATTTCTTCCTGTAGCATTCTTAAACTTGGCGATTGTAAAATCAAACAAGTTGATAAGTGGCTGAGGTCCTGATGATCTTCCACCCATTGTCTTAAGTCTTGCGCCTGCTGGTCGAACCTTTGAAACATCAATTGCTGGAATTTGTCCTGACCAAAGTAACGCAAGCAGCTCACGGTATGCTTTTGCCCAGCCCTGCTTTGAATCTTCTACTGTAATAATTGTGGTTGACTTTTCTAAAGTTTCTGGGACGGCAGGAAGCTTATTGATGTACTTATACTCAACAGAGAATCCAACTCCTGTACCGCACATAAGAATATACATTGTTTCGTCAAATGAACGAGGTGAGTCAACTGGAACAAATGAGCAATTGTAACCTGCTACATTATCACGCTCTAGTGCTGCTCCTGATGTCATGACAGAACGCATTGAAGGCATTACGTTACGATTAAATACAGCCTCCTTTAACTCTTTAACAAGTTTATCGGAAGGACTGTAAGAATGATTCTTATCTAGGTGAGATAGCATAAAGTCAAAATACCTATCGACAGTTTCACCCCAAGTTTCTCTGCGGTTCTCTTCAGAGATCCATCTTGCATATCTTGATAATGCAATAAAGTTTTCGTATGGGTTTTCAATAGTTCTTGACATTTTTAGTGACACCTTTTCTTCCGCCTTACGGATTAATTTAAAATTGAATGAAGTATAAGTGTACCAAAAAACCTTTATAGAGGGAAGGGGTTATCTAAACTTTTTAAAAATATGATCGAAGGCATTATTGGTCAACTGTAACCAATTATACTCTTCATGAATTTTAGTTGACTGGGCAAAGTAGAATCCTGAATAAGCATTATAGTTTATAGACACATCTCTCATAAGCTCAAGTAGGTGTTGATAGTTTGGCTCAAACACTTTACCTTCATGTGGAAAAGGCCATGGGGAATCAATTAGTTCCGACTTTAATTTAAGCGGACCTAAAAAGTTTTTGTAGTGTGCCCAATCATAAGTTGATATAACTGGCATTCCTGTTGCAAGTGCCTGCAGGGGAATAAAGCCAAAGCCTTCTCCATATGTTGGGTAAATCAAGACATCATGGTCATGATAAAGTTGAACCATCTCTTCATCAGATATAGGTTCTGTTATTACTTTAATATTACTATATAGCTGTTCTGGCAAACCAACAATACTTTTATCTATATAGTTATTATGTATACGTGTTGTATTATGGGTATGTGCTTTTATAGTTAAAGAATAAAAAGGATTGTTGCCGAACAAATGTACAAAAGCATCTAATGTCATTTGTCCTGCTTTTCTTGGGGCTGGCTCTCCGATATGAAGAAACTTTAAAGGTCTTCCATGGTTTATCTTTCTATGCTTAGGGGTCCATATAGGATCTATACCGTGTGGAAAGACTTTAACATCCTTGTATCCATTATTTTCAAAGACCTGCTTACACCAATCAGATGTTGTCCAGATCTCATCTAGAAGATCTAAATACTCTTTCCATTCATATGGAATAGTAGTTGATTCCCACGGAGTATATCCAATCTGATATTGATTCCTATGTAATTTAAAATTAGTTGGTTGCGAAAAATTTAGTTGTACTGGGGATTTAGCATCTTGAAATGGAACAACATTCCCCAAACTAGTTAAAGATTCAACTATCTTTAATCCAGCATGACCATAGCCATTTGCCGTTCGCAAATTAACTTTTGGTGTAGAAAATGATATATTCATTTAAACTTTCTTAGTTGACCGCCTTAACAGTAGAACCTTTAGTGAAAACTGAAGCCCAATTAAAGCAAGAAGTCTTAGATAGTTTTAGTAAAGAGATTTACAAGCCATCTGAGATGCTTACAGACGAAGAGTTGTTAACGCTTCTCAAGACTGTAGGATTCGAAGGGTCAGGCCTTAAGAAAGCCTGGTCAATAGCAAAGCGTGAATCTAACGGAAGACCGCTTGCATATAACGGGAATAGGAATACTGGAGATCATTCTTACGGAATATTCCAGATAAACATGATCGGAAATCTTGGTCCTGACAGACTTAAGAAATTCGACCTAAAGAGTAACAGAGAGTTATTCGACCCAGTAACAAACGCAGAGATAACGTACTACATGACCGATGGCGGTTTAGATTGGTCCAGCTGGAAGGGTATGACCCCGAAAGCGAAGGAATGGCTTTTGCAATTCCCAACTGATGAAAAGAAGTAGGATGAATGAAGATACAATATGTATCTAGATATATAGCCCTTTCAGAAGAAGGTCTTGTTCCAAGGTTTGAATGCCCAATGGACCAAGGCCTTCTTCTATGTAATCAGGACGAGTCTGATGCTGTATACTTATATTGCCTGTCTTGTGAGTACAAGAACTTTATAGGTAGCGACTTTTATAACCAACTGGTGAGAACTGTGGAAAAGGTGGAATCTAGATGAATTTAGAGTGCGAAAGTGGAAAGTGCCGCTGCGAAGAAGAAGACAATTTCTTTCACGTGAAAATATTGCGTGATGGACAACCTATGGTTGAATTAGACGCCATGGGACGAGAAAAATTTTGGGAAGATATTGGAAGAGAAAATGACTGAACCTAAAGAGCCAGCTCCATTAGAAGAAAACCTACCAATGGTTAACTATATTATGCTACACCGCATTTATGACCTATTGACTTTAATTGCCAACAAACTGGTCGGACCAGAGGATGTATCTAAGATGGTTTCATACCACGATGCTGGATACCTACTTGGCCCAGGCCCATCATATACTCCTGGATCGGAAGAAGAAAACTTTCAGCAGGATTCCCTTGACTTAGAACAGTAGTTATTTTACAATTGAGAAGTACGGGGTTGAGCATTTATGTTCCTTCGTATAATGTGTAGCAATACACTAGAAAAGCCCATTCGGATCCGCCTCTGAATGGGATTTTTTCTTTATATAGGGATTAATATAGACAATACGGACATATAGTGCATATAGTGCGAAAAAAGTGCTTCGGCGAGAGAAGACCCATTTCTCAATTCGCTATCATTTATAGAATATGCCTTAAACGCCCTCTACGGGGGTTCTAAAGCCCTAACGGGTCATATTTGGTGGCTACGCCCATGAGACCCATAAAAGGGCGGGAGAAAAAAGATCTGCCTTAAAGAGTAATAATCACCAATGAGTAGTATATAGCCAATATAGAGAATATAGACCCAAGGAAGAGTTTAGAATTGATATTCATCTTCGATGTCTTGATCAATATCTTCTTCAAGGTCGAAGTCGAAAGCTCCTTCGAATCCCGCTTTTTGTAAAATTAAAAATGTAGCATAGCCAGAAGCGATTGCTGTTGCCAGCAATAACACTAGACTCATAAATTTCTTGTTCATTTGATATCCTTCCAGAATGCTATCAATAATACGATTATTGGACCAAAGATAATTGTTGCTTGAATCCAGTTCACTTAGATTCTCTTGCTTTCATAACGTATGCATATTCCATGCCATGTGCCATGCAGTATCCAATAGATGGATCATCTTTTCTTGTCATCATAGCAGGCAATGGGCATGTGTATCCAGAACATTTCATAATTCTATTATACCATAATTCTAGTCGACTGTAATATTCAATGCATGATCTGAGCAATAGTACTTCATAGACCCATCTACTAACATCTTGGATGTATATGAGAGCTTATCGCAATAGCTACAAAATTTCATTTATCCTGCCTTCCGCATTTTTCTTATATGTGTCCTAGCTCTATGGCAATTAGAACAAACTACTTCGCATTTGGCTATCTCTGCATCTATTCGTTTCTTTGATAACGTATTGATCAGTTCTGCCACGTTTGCTTGCTTCCGCCCTCTAACATGGTCGAAGTCCATCATATAGTATGGGTAAGATACTTTGCAGTCCATACATGGATTCTTCTCTTTTATTTCTTTTAAATAACGTGCCAAATACTCTTTTTGTTTCTTAACAGAAAGTTTTTCTGGAGACATAACTTAATTATATCTCAAGGTATTTATTAGTCGACTACAATATCTTTATCTTTCTTAGTCAGCTTATTGCCCTTATATACCTGGACTGAATCCATAAATGTAACTTTACGAGATGTTACGTATCCGCCTTTTTCATCAAGTTGGGCTCTAGCTGTTGTTTCATTGTCCGCCAAGATCTGGATGATCATTTCAACCTTATATGTAAAGCAAGATGTATTTTCGTTCTCTGCCATGATTATTCTTTCTAGTCGACTAGTATTTTAGAATATCTAAAATGTTAATAAAATTTTATTTTTCTATCATATATATTATATAATGTTTTTAAATTGTTATCTGGAAATTAGATTTTAAGCAAACCCCCCTACCCCCCATAAAAGAAAAAATCTTTTTGGAAGTAGAGAAGTTACTAGATCTTATATGTCATCTGGCATATTGAGTTCTAAGTGTAACCCCCGAAACCTTTCCAAGTATAACATGGGATATTTTTGTAGGTCAAGCTTTTCAAATATCTAAAAATGTTAATAGCCATTTTATTTGTATGATACACACTATTTATAATGTCCGATTTGTCCGATAGTGCGCCCATATAGAATATAACACTAACCCTGAGTATCCACTCTCTAAAAACTTTGGGACTTGCCTCGGTGTCCTTTGCCCTACCGAGCAATATGCTAACGATATGTTAGACCTACTCGCTAAGCGAGGAACTATCTTAGAAACAAATCTAAGAGAATTAGAAAACTACACACCTAGTAAGCGTGTAGTAATCGCTACTACTAGAAGTTGGGAGTAACCCTAATGAATGATTACTATGACGATATCTATCTAGATATTTACCTAGAGTTTGGCGCTGATAGCGTTTCAGACCCAGACTATGCCGAGCAATTGGCTAAGGATAAGGGTGTGAGGTAACTCACACTTTACCCTAGGGCGTGTCGCTTGATAATGTCCTACCTATACGCTACAATTTTACACATAATCTACTAACGAAAGAAGAATAAGTAATGATGACTAAATGGGATACTATCCAAGCAGATGTAAGCGACGCTTATGTTTATCTTGATGAAGAAGAGATGTATGAGAAGGCACTAGCAGAAGGTGCTATTGACCTTGACTCTGATGACTATGATGATGAAGAATTGCACAAATCACTAACCCTATCTTGGGAGGACTAATAAATGACTATCACCTACACACTATGGCAAGGCTCTCAACTATTAGCCGTAAATCAAAAGGCTAATAAGCCTGAAGAAATATTAGCGGTAATCGCTGAACTAAATAAACTAGGTAAGGGTTTTACTTACAATATTAGAGAAGTAGAGGTAAAGTAATGACTATAGAACTTAATGAATACGGCTTAATGATCGACTTAGGAGATTTTATCTATGTATCTCTATCGTGGGCGTTTATTATCTTGTCAGTGGTAGGTGTTACACTATATAAAGTAATTAAGAGAAAGAAGAATAAATGAATGATGTAGTAACGCTAGAGTGTTGCATATGTGCAGAGCCCGTATCTAGTATGTGGTTTAGTAATGATGATGTAGTAACTTGTGAGGAGTGTTGGTAATGAATAGATTAATAACTAGCCTAGTGCAAATAGGTATCGCTATACCCGCCCTATATTGTGCCCGCCTAATGTGGCACGAACTAAAAGAGGATGTGAGAGAAGTCATAAAAGATTTTCGCTAAATAGCGGCGTGTCGGCTTGACAAAAGCTGATCCGCCCCTAATCTTTTGCGGGCCTTGTCAAGTTGAATTACGGCGTGTCGCAAAAATACCCTGAGATTTACATCACATTTTTTAGCATGTGTGGCCTACATCACATGTGACCTACCTCACAATGTCCGATTTATGACATTTATACCCCTCAAAATGTCAGACCCCCCTGCTACAATAGTGGCATATAGAAAAACAAGCGGTAAAGAAATCCGCTAAAGAAAGGGGTCAAAAATGACTCAACTTAATGAAACGCTATTCAGCACAATCGTGCACGAATATCACAATGGAGGAGTAAAATCCTCATATGGTCTAGATACCTATACACGCAAGCAATTGCTTGCTTTCCTTATCCGTTCTACTCAATGCAATTGCGTTGAGTGCCTCTAAGAAAGTAGGTCTAACTAATGACTACTCTTTATCCTCTCCGCTCTATTTGCGGAAAATCCGTTTCATATGTCGATGCATATGATATTAACTTTAATCCTAATGGTGCTATTTGTTGCGATAATTGCAACTCAATTTTAATTTGCCGTAAGGCGTGGGATTTTCTTTATAAAGGAGAAAATAAATAATGAATAAATGCGACTCTTGTAAAAAAGAAACTACACAATTTGTAACCGATGACGGCGAATATTATTATCCAATTTGTGGGGAGTGTTACTAATGGAAAATAAAATAAATAAATTATTTGAAAACGCAATTCAACTAGATCATTTAAATTTAAAACAACTAGAAGAATTAGAAAAGATTTTAGAAAAAATAAAATAAACAACGGCGTGTCGACTTGACAAACAGCTCGGCGCCCGCAATACAGCGGCGTCGGGCGTGTCGTTACGGAATTGTTATAAAAAGCCCTGAATTCTACGGCGTGTCGATTTGACAGACAAATCGGACATTTTGCGTGTGATGCTTATCACATTGCCCACGCTCCACATATTGAGACAAACACTTGCAAAATTGGAAAATGTCAGTCCGTTCTGGTAAAATACCATTATCAACAAAACGAAAGAGGTGGCACTATGTCAGCCAATGTATACACAATCGAAAGCCTACTTGTAGGGTCAAACTATCACTCACGCACTTTGCAAGGTGAAATCGTTTCTGCAGAAATTCACCCAAAAGCAATTTGGTATGAAGGTTGCGAAACTTATCTTGTAGAGGTTGCACCTAATAGCGGTTACAATAATTTTGGTCGCAGAACTTATCGAACTGTAGCCGTGAAGGTAGGTGCATAATGGGATTTATTGAATTTGCACGAATAGATTCAGAGGGCGTGTCTTGGGTAGATTTATCCAAGGCAACCCCTGATGAATTATTTCAAATCGAAATCGGATTACTAAACGAAGGAGCGTTCGAATGAACCTAGATGAATTCAAGGCGCACATTACCGCCACCCGTCAAGCAAGCAAGGCAGAAGCCTTGTCAGTGCTATCTGCTACAATTACCAAAACAAACGAAGGGGAAAACCTAAATGGCTAAAGTAAAAGAATACCTAGAAATAATTGCAGTTGATTGCAATGAATGCAATGGTGCAGGATTTATATTTTTCGGAAGCGATAACAATTATGATGTAGAGAGTTGCGATTGCGTTCTAGAAAGTTGGGAAATCTAATGTATAAAATAACCTTATCTTATGACGGAAATGCACCGCATATGCAATGGGACTACGCTAACGAATTTGATGCGTGGAAAGATTTTTTTTCTTTCACCGACTGGGGATTTGCTAATGAATACTCAACTGTAAATATTTATAATTCAGAAATGAAATGCTTTACTAAAATTTTCTATCGTGAGGAAAGAAAGGTCGTAACTGTAAAATGATGACTAGAAAAGACTATGTATCAACCGCAGAAATTCTAAA